AAAGCCGTCCTCTCCCGGTTTGGGGCAAGCCCATTCTTTTGCAAGCTCAATACTTTTTGTTGTATAAAATCCGGGGCCATAATCATTCTGCGGTTTACCCAAGCCTAAAGCGGGTTTTTCAACCACTGAGGGAGAGCCGTGGAAAAGTGTAATCAGCGGCATAGTTAGCCTCCTTCCTGTCACACTATTATTATATCCCTGTAGCGATAGTTTGTCAAGTCTTTTTTCGGTTTTTTAAACAGCTATTTTAATTCAAATTTGGTATCGCCCCGTAATGTCCTGATAAATATCGCTTGCGAATATCACTGTTCTTGCGGACATCCTTGAAATCGCTGAGAGCGTAGAGTTTGCTGACACTGTGTTCGTCTTTGTCCACAAACCAAATCTGGTCGCGGCGCACGTCCTCATCCAAGAGCAGCACGTCATGGGTGGTGCATATCAGCTGCGCGTTATTCGGGTTATGCTCAATGGAGTTGACGATGGCAATCAAGTGACGAACAAGCGACGGGTGCAAGTGTAAATCCAACTCGTCTATGACAATGACAGCAGAGTCCTGCATTGCCTTTGTAAAGGATTCGGAAAGCTCAAACATTCGCTTGGTGCCGTCCGATGAATACTGCGCAAAAGGAACCTCGACAGTTTTGGACACTGCCCCCTGCTCATCATACACATTGTGCGAACTGAGCAGGTCGCCGCCGGATTGCTGACGCAAAGATAAAATGTCGCTGTCCGCTTTATGGACAAAAGGAAGCGTGGACGGGCTGATTTCCTTCTTTGACGGTGCGTAACCGTTGAAACCGAAAATCATCAGCTTGTTTGCGATCCAGTCCACAATTTTAATAGCGAGAGTGTTATTAGCGTATGCCGCCCACGAAAGGAACAGCACATCCCCCCGGACGTTCTTCTTCAGCGGTTCAACGTCGGCGACATCCGGCGTGAGTTTAATGCTTTCATAACCCGAAGCCGTGCGCTCAAAGACGAGTGTGCGACGCTTGTCTTTTTTATATAGAAACTCCCGACTGATTTGCCCGCGCAGAATGTCAAAACCATAATCGTAAACGACCCCGTCCGCTACAAAAGAAATCTCAAACTTAGTGGGCTGATTCGCCGCGTCTTCTTTAAAAGTAAAGGGCTGGCAAGTCTTGATATGCTCGGTTTGCACATCAATGGGCGACACGACCATCTTTTTCATGTAATAAAGCGCATGGATAAGATTGGACTTGCCGCCGGCATTCGCGCCGTAAATCAGCACGTTTTTGAGCAGGTCGTCATGGGACTGCGGGATAACATTAAAATCCCGATGCTCCTTGTCCGCCGTCGCCACCATACTGAGCGAGGCTTCTTCCAAAAAGGAGCGGAAGTTTTGGACTGTAAATCCGATAAGCATAAGAAATCATCTCCTCACGCTTATTATACTCCTTAATAAGAAAAATTGCAATAGTTTTGCAAAAAACATATTTAAGAGTTTCAGAAGGGAGGTTTGCCTCATGCGGAAGCTGAAAAAATATACCCCCACCGTATTCAAAGCGGACGGTTCGGTTTATAACAAAGCCGCCGCCGACTATGCTGTGAGCTTCATCGAAGCCCTCTGCCACACAAAAGGTACATGGGCGGGAAAACCCTTTGACCTCATCGACTGGCAGGAGCAAATTATCCGCGATGTCTTTGGCACCATCAAGCCGAACGGATACCGGCAGTTCAACACCGCTTATGTGGAAATCCCGAAGAAAATGGGTAAAAGTGAACTGGCGGCCGCCATCGCCCTGCTGCTCACCTGCGGGGACGGCGAGGAACGCGGCGAAGTTTACGGCTGCGCCGCCGACCGCCAACAGGCCAGTATCGTTTTTGAAGTCGCCGCCGATATGGTGCGGATGTGTCCGGCGCTTGCCAAGCGGGTGAAACTGTTGGCTTCTACCAAAAGGCTGGTCTACCTTCCCACCAATAGTTTCTATCAGGTGCTGTCAGCGGAGGCGTATTCCAAGCACGGTTTCAACATCCACGGCGTGGTCTTTGACGAGCTTCATACCCAACCGAACCGAAAGCTGTTTGACGTTATGACGAAAGGCTCCGGCGATGCCCGCAGCCAGCCGTTATACTTCCTCATCACCACCGCCGGCACCGACACGCACTCCATCTGCTACGAGACCCACCAAAAGGCAGTCGACATTATCGAGGGCAGAAAATCCGACCCCACCTTCTACCCGGTCATATTCGGAGCAAAAGATGACGAGGACTGGACTGATCCGAAGGTGTGGAAGAAAGCAAATCCCTCGCTGGGGATTACCGTCACCATCGACAAGGTACGCGCCGCCTGTGAATCGGCAAAACAGAACCCCGCCGAGGAGAACAGTTTTCGGCAATTACGCCTCAATCAATGGGTGAAACAAGCTGTCCGCTGGATGCCGATGGCAAAGTGGGACGCCTGCGCTTTCCCCGTGGACGCTGAGAGCTTGGTGGGCCGCGTTTGTTACGGCGGGCTGGACTTATCCTCCAGCACCGACATCACTGCTTTTGTGTTGGTGTTCCCCCCGGATGGCGAGGATGATAAATTTTCCGTTTTGCCGTTCTTTTGGATTCCCGAAGACAACATCGACCTACGCGTCCGGCGTGACCATGTGCAGTACGACCTTTGGGAGAAGCAGGGCTACCTGCTGACCACCGAGGGTAATGTGGTGCATTACGGATATATTGAGAAGTTCATCGAATGCCTCGGCGAAAAGTACAACATCCGTGAGATCGCCTTTGACCGCTGGGGCGCTGTGCAGATGGTACAGAACCTTGAAGGGCTGGGCTTTACCGTGGTTCCCTTCGGCCAGGGCTTCAAGGATATGTCACCGCCCACAAAGGAACTGATGAAGCTGACGCTCGAACAGCGTCTTGTCCACGGCGGGCACCCGGCTTTGCGCTGGATGATGGACAACATTTATATAAAGACAGACCCGGCGGGCAACATCAAGCCTGACAAAGAAAAGTCCACCGAAAAAATCGACGGCGCGGTAGCGACCATTATGGCGCTCGACCGCGCCATCCGCTGCGGGAACGACAACAGCGAAAGCATCTACAATTCCCGTGGCTTACTTTTCATATAGGAAGGGGTGAAATTAATATATGGCAAATCCATTCAAAAGGCTCTTCGGTTTTCATTCCCGCGACAAGCCGACAAACAAGGTGGGCGGCTCCTTCAACTTCCTCTTCGGCGGTACCACGTCGGGGAAGACCGTCAACGAGCAGACCGCCATGCAAACTACGGCTGTTTACTCCTGTGTTCGGATACTGGCGGAGGCGGTGGCAGGGCTACCGCTCCATTTGTATCAATATAACGATACGGGCGGGAAAGAACGGGTATCAGACCATCCGCTGTATTATCTGCTCCACGACGAGCCCAACCCCGAGATGACTTCATTTGTGTTCAGAGAGACACTCATGAGTCATCTTTTATTGTGGGGAAACGCCTACGCTCAAATCATCCGGGACGGTCGCGGCAATCCCATGGCGCTGTATCCTCTGCTACCAAATAAGGTGGGCGTGAGCCGTCTCCCAAACGGCGAGCTCGTCTATTCCTACCGCCGCGATAAAGAGGAGTTTCGCGAAGACCCTGAAAGCGGAACAGTGACCTTGCGCCGAGATGAGGTGCTGCACATCCCCGGTCTCGGCTTCGACGGCCTCATCGGCTACAGTCCCATCGCTATGGCAAAGAACGCCATCGGTATGAGCCTCGCAACCGAGGAATACGGGGCGAAGTTCTTCGCCAACGGCGCCAACCCCGGCGGCGTCCTCGAACACCCCGGTGTCATCAAGGACGTGCAGCGCATCAAAGACAACTGGAACAGCCAGTATCGCGGGGGCGAAAACGCTCACAAAGTCGCCCTGCTGGAAGAGGGACTCAAGTTCCACGCCATCGGCATCCCCCCGGAAGCGGCGCAGTTTTTACAGACCCGCAAGTTCCAGATCAATGAGATAGCGAGGATATTCCGGGTGCCGCCCCACATGGTGGGCGACCTTGAAAAATCCAGTTTCTCGAACATTGAGCAGCAGAGCTTAGAGTTTGTGAAATACACCCTTGACC